TCTGGGTGTTCCATTAGGGCGTCATACACAAGATCGCCCAGCACTAATGTGTTAGGATCTTTGGAGATGCTGCGTCGGATGGTGCGCTTATAGGTGCGAATATCTTCGATAGGGCTTGAAGAACCAGCATCAGACCATTTTGTGAAGTCTGTGCCACCGACCTTATCTGTACCCCATACGCCGGTGCTCCAAAAGTCAGTAACAAATTGGCGCTCTCTGCGCAATTGCAACTTATCAGTAACAAGCATCGTGGCTTCACGATCCGCGTCAAAGGGGTCGTCTTCGTTAATTCTGCGGTCATCACTGATGAAGTGGCGTGCGCCGTAGCGAACGCAGTGGTAAGTATTTGATGTGTCAACATCATAACCGACGAAGGGGGCTACGCCAGTCTCGCCCAACATTGCAGCTTCATCGCGGAAGAAATGACTCTTTTCTAACGCGGGGATAATATCAGTTTGTTTATTCACATACACTATTGGGAAAATATCATCAGCAATGTAAGTGTCATTCATATAACCGACTGAAACGCCGGTTAGCATTTTATTTACATGTACATCACTTGAGGATGGCATTAAAACAGGCATAATAACTCCTTACTATATTTTATATGTAGACTATGCAGCGCGGCCACTAAGTTGTAGAACAATCTCAGCGATTTCGCCAGCGGCATCGGCAGCTTTGGTAACTGTGCCAACAATATATTTGGTTGTGTCCGAACCCGGAGTGGCTGTAACTGCACGTCCGCTTGCATCGGGCATAACCTTATCATTTACTGACACTGGCGCGCCGACAACAACTTTTGTGTGCCCTGTTATGCGCACTAGCGCGGCCTGTCCAGACTCTGGCGCATTTTGTAGAACACCAATTGGGGCATCCGTTGCGGCATCTACTAGATCGACTTTATCTGCGGCGCTGACATCAACCATGTAGTATTGTGAGGAAGACATGTCCTCGCCAGCTTCCATTGAAATATCTACTCCGCCATATTGCTTACCCATTTACATACTCCTTATCTTGAAATTGGTTTAGTTGCTTCTTTATCATACTCTTTGTACCATCCAGGGTGCTCTTTTCTTACGGCTTGCATGGCCTCATCATAATTCATACCTTCGTTGACTTTGGACATGACTGCGTTTTCGAAGCGGCTCACTGGATCATTGCCATAGCTTTCTGTGCCGAACTCGGCAAAAAGATTAGCCATATTTTCTTGATTGTGCAAAGCAGTAATTACTTGCGTTACGCGCTTATAATGTTGCTCATTATTATCATGCAGCCACATCATAGTTTCTGCAAAATCATGAGTGTCCACTATAATGCCGGGCCACTCTTCAACCTGATCAGCAAATTCATTGAGACGTTGCTTGCGCTCTGCTTCTGCATATTGCTTTGATAATTTTGCATTTCTGGCTTTTTCTTCTTCGAGTTGGTCTGAAAGCTCTGTAATTTCTGCTTCACGCTCTTCTAGGGCTTCACTAAATTCTTCGCGCAGTTTATTTTCTAGCTCATCAGCTAGTGCTTTTAATTCAAGATTTTCATCTTCTTGCGCTTCTTCTAGTTCCGCCTCTTCCTCAATATTATCTTCCAACTCAACTTCTTCGGCATCTTCTAATTCTTCTTCCTCTAGAGAAGTATGATTTAAAAGCGTATCGAGTTTAGCGGTAAGATCATTGAGAATTTTTCGGAATTGGGTTTGTTCTTCTTGTACGTCTTCCATTCCATTCTCCTTATCATCTAAATTTTTCTCATAATCATCAAGGGAAGTAAATTGACCGTCTGAAAATACTAAGGTGTCAGCGCCCAACCGTGGACGTGGTGTAATTGCCATGCCCAGCGCGACATTATTGTATTCTTGACCATCATATACCCCTGTATATCCTGAAAACATAACTTCCGGCGAAGCGTATCTATACCCTTTCTTTTTAAGCGCCTCTACTGCCCCCTCACGAAAGTTTGGGAGCCATTCAACTCCGCGCTCAGACAAACGCATATCGGCAATGCTGCCATAAATCCCCGCGCTGTCATCATGGCGCTCGTTGATGGGGAGAGGATAATCTGGTACACCCGCCTGGAAGTTGGAAACCATTTCTTCGCCACGCCCAAAATCAAAATCTACCTTACTGCCCATATGATGAATAGATTTAAACGGCATATACAATCGCCAACCGTCATCGGACATTTCTTCAAATGGAATTAAAATATCTACTGGTTCGCTCATATTGGATGTATCGCGTACCCATCGATCATTTTTAACAGTAAAGAGTTTTTTAAATTGAGCAATAGCCATCGCCCAAGCCTTTGATTCTTCGTTAGATTTGCTCATTTCATCGGCCCATTTAGCAATAAGATTCGCCTGTCTAAGAGTTACAGAAGGCTCAATTCCCTTTATTGCATTGTTGGCTTCTTTCAAACTGTTATAAGGCATACACGCTCCTTAGTCACAAATTATATTGTGTTAATAAGTATAAAGAAAATAGCATCTAATCGCAAAGTTACACTTAGCTATCTCGTGTATAGTGTATATTCACTTTCAATAATTCATCATCAGCGGCATCACTGTTGATACTAGTTGCACTAGTTAAACGCCATACTAGATATAAATTACTTACTGCGTGAAATGGTATAATTTGATCATCGATAGCGAGATAAGCGGCATTATCTTCACTAGACCAATCTGCTGCTGCTACATCTACAACACCAATTAAATTTTCCCATTCTGCGGCAGATATACCACTGCCATCATCTCCAGTGCTATGTCCAGGATCTGCGGAGAAAATTAACAATTGCCCAGCAGGAGTAAGGACATCTCCCCCAGAGCTAATAAAAACAAACGATGTTAAATCTCCGCTCCCGCTACCTATTGACGCAGGGGCAAATGACACGGCTTCAGAGAGTTGATTTTGGGCAACGGTTTCATCTGCACCAATTAATTCTAAAACATCTGATTGTCGTACTGGTTCCCACGGTTTAGTATAATTTGCCATTGTTATTCCTGTTTTTTAAGGTTGATAATATGCGTTTGTGCTGTTCCGAATTTTTCATCGTCGTCAACTGGCGCAACGCTCACACATCTACGCCCATGCAGCTTGATAATAAATCTTCCATAGCCATTCGTATGATCTAAAAAGCGAGCCAGCGGGCCGTAGCGGTCAATCCATTTTTGTACTGTTCCCATATCAACGATGTTCATGTTTTTCATTAAATTGCTCCCAACATAACTGCAACAATAGCCGCCGCTATAAAGGCGGAATAAATTAACAATCCAATAATTTCAAGTCTTTCATAATCTTTCATTAAAACACCCGTGAACGATATTTCCACTCTATACTGTGACGGCAATTGGGGCCACAACGCAAGCTGCCAATTGGAGCAGGATTTTTATGCCAACCCAATGACAACTCATGATCGCAATCCTCACAGGTAACTTTATCATCAGGCCCCACATAACGCCCGACCAAATCCCCCTCTAACAAACCACTGTCCCAGTCCATAATTACATCTGCATTTGGATAACGGGCCTTAATGTTTGTATATGATTTATAGGCATGTGCATGGTTGGCATGAATTTGGAAAATGGCACTAGCATATAAGGATACTCGATATCTAAAAGCAGCAATGGCTGATTCAATTAGGGCTTCTGCCGCATATAGAGGCATGGATTGTTGGGTTGCTTTTTGTTTTGCCTCTAAGACTTTACGTTCAAAATCAGGGCGCAAGTGATTTCGCAAGCGATCTCGTTGCTCTGTCAGCATAGATACAATAACCACTAAGGCATCTGCATTGGGACGTTCTCCGGTAGTAGCGCGCCATGCGTTAAACGTACTTTCATAAATTTCATCTAACAATTCTTCGGCAACACGGTAGCCATGCTCAGATAAAATATCTGCTATTTCTGATTGTTCGGCACGGGCCAGGACAGCAGGAAGGTCTTTAGTGATTTTATCATAGCGCTGAATCAATAACATAGCTACATAATCTGCAAAGTCATCTGCATTACTACGATCTAAAACTTCGGCAAATTCGTATTTCTCCTCATTTTTAGATTCTTGTTTTTCATCTTGGGGTTCTTGTTTTTCGTCTTGAGATTCCTGCTTATCTTTTTTCAAATCAGGATTACGATTAGCCGCCATGTTTGCTTTCATCATGATGCCCGGCTCATCGATTTCGTGCAATCCAATTTCACGGCGCACTTCGTTTTCTGTGTCCATATCATAAGTGACAGCGCCAGAATCGAATAATTTGCGAATAACTTCGGCATAATCGCCTACATCAATTTTGGTGATTTGATCAAAATAAACTTTGGGGAATGCACCATCTTCAGGTTCAATACCATTAAGAGCTAAAAGTCTCGGAATGGCATGTTGATTAATAATTGCTGCGATGATGGATAAATATGTATTTAGTCCTTTGACATAAAGGGCACTTTTATCCTTGACCATAGCGTGAGATCCAGCATCCCCACCGCCCAGCAAAATGAAATCCATCAGAACAACAGTGGCAAATTCTTTTTGGTGGCGCTCAATAACCTTTCCAATATCAACCGGCATTCTACCGTTGGGCATTTCATACCGAAATTCATATCCGTCAGGTTCAACTAGGCCCATATCATCGCCTAGCTTGATATTTCGTACTACCTTTTCTGCTGCTGCGTAACCAGGATCATCCTCATCTACATCTGGGGGCAATTTCATAACGGGCGTACCGGCCATTCGCTCGCATACAATCGCTTCTTGAATAGATAAATTTTTAATAAAAAACCAGGGTGCATATGCGCCCTCGAAAATACTGCGCCCTTCAGGATTGTTCTTTCCTACACCGGTAGTTGTAAAGTGTAATAATTTTTCAATGGGGATCTCAACATCACCTCTGTCGGTGCGTTGTCGCATTCCTTGCAATCCACCATTTTCATCAAAAATCCAACGATCAAGCGTTACGGGGTGTCTTGGGGCCCACTTCTTCCATCCAATCTTGCCGTCATTGCGCTCTTTATAAACAATTTCAACATCGAAGAAACCATAGGTCAAGAAGTGAACAATATCCCCCATGACCTCTTGCCATGATTTCGACATATCATTAAGACAGTGCTCAATAAAATCAGCAATCTCTATATCTTCATCGTCTTGGCTAGCCGGCGTAACGTGGATATCAGCGCCACGCAACAAGATAGATGTGGTTTGCAAAACTGCCGCACCAGTTGAATCCATGCGCGCCATTTCATCATAGGTTTGTACGCGCTTCGCGCTGGTGCGTAAATCATTGATCCATTGCTCAGATACTCTACCATGCCATTCGTCTAGACCGGTGTATCCGAGCTCTCTCGCTGCTTTAATCTTTTGTACCATGTTGCTCCTCAGAGGGGTGGTAGTAATTTACCACCCCCTGCTATTATTCGGCTTTATCGAATTTGTGCGCAACCTGAGATCCTAGATAAATTGATAATCCAATTTTCAAGCCGGTATATAATGAGCGGAAGTAAGGAGTTAGCTCTACTAATATATCTTTGGGTACAACACCCAATACTAACTGCGCTAAGACCGGCAGTCCAACCATCAAGCCAACAGTAATATATATCTTAGCCTGAGAACTTAATTTCTCGAATTTTCGGACACGCTCCAATAAAAATGCTAGCCCGCCGCCCGCTGAAAGAAATGTTAAAAACTCAATAAGTGTAGGTGTATTTTCCATCTTTGAATCTCCTATCTATGTGGGTTCCATTTATTACTTATATTTGAATAATTGCGCCATCCACCGGTACCAGACATTTGTCTGTCTGGATTCGGCAATGTACTGAATTTTTGTCTTCCGCCAACGATGGCATAACGCAAAGCATCGGCAAAGTCTCCCCCTTTGTTGGCCGGCCTATCGTGATCATATACCCCCTTAATTTGTTTACATTGGTATACATTCGATATAACATTATCTAACATCGGGCAGCGCTCTGGATCAATGAACAGCTGTGAAACTCCGGCGTTATTTCTAATTAAATCGCGAATAACACCTAACCCATAAGCAACATTATAAACTTCCTTAGGAATGGTTTTCCCATGCAGATCCCTGGGCCAATCGCTCATTAAATCTTCCGCTGCCTTCTCAGCCCAGAAAACGTTTAAATGCAAACCAAACTCCTCAAGCATTTGGTATTTAAGTCTTTGCGCTGCCTGAATGAGCTTATTGGGCGTACTGCTGTTATTATGCCATTCGGCAATAGCCCAACGCTCAATAATTTCCTCTCCGTTATATACACGCGGCGGGCGCTCAGCAATTACAACAATGCGCCCCCTACTCCGCTGGTCAACTCCAGCATAACAACTCCACTTCGAAAGATCCTCGGCATCCTCTGGGGGAAATGTTCTGCGATTGTCATCGCTGTATTGCGGATACACTAATCCTTGTTTAGACCCAGTTAATAAAAGATATTGTAAAGCAAAGTTATCTGCGCTTGTAGTTAAAAATTTTGTTACTACATCGCGATAACTATAATGTCCGTTTGCTTCCGCGCCGCGCCCTTTACAAAGCTCCTCTTCTTTCCCTGTATAGGGGTTGTTCCATTTATATAAGGGGCACTTTTCACATTCTGTTGGATATTCGTATCCACAAGATTGCATGACATCGAAAATATCAAATTCATAAATAGCAATACCTTTTTCTTCGGCATCATCGATCATATCTTGCATTGTACCGGTAGAATGATATTGACTAGAAGCCATGACGATGAGAGATTCATAACCATTCTTTGACATAGGCATCTGTAAAGCAGTATCCAATACTAGCTTGTCCATATGGTCAATCTCATCAGCTAGAAGTACTTGTGGGTGTGGGCCAGATACAGAACGAATAGAACCGCCGGTTCGAATCTCTAATTTACTTTGGTTCGTTAATACAGTTTTACTTACTTTCGGCTCATCACCTAACAACTTGCTAAAATATGGCTTATGAATCATGCCAGAGATGCCATCAGAGCCTGGATCGCCAGCATAGTAGGCATATCCGTCTCTGGATTGCCCCTCGGTTCCCCCG